TATACGATCCAAAGTGGACAAAGAATGATGACAATTCTTTTGCCCTAAATACCGATCAAGGCATTTACTGCATAACCATTGCAGACTATTCATTTAACGGCACCACTTATTCAAGTGTGGATGATGCCATTACCTATCTCAATTCTTTGTAAATTTGTAAAAATCAAATATCATGGCAGGCGTAAAAGTAACTGACTTAACAGCATTAGCATCAGCAGCATCAGATGATGTGATGTACATCGTGGACAGCTCATCGAACCAATCTAAAAAGATTGAGGTGCAGAATATATTTACAGGCCTGCCACAGTTCGAGAGTGGCAGCTTCACGCCTACTGTATCTGATGAGACAAATAATATCATTGTAACACCATTGGCTGCATATTACCAAAGAGTAAATGATGTGGTGAATTGCTCTTATTATTTAGAGGCACAGCTTGACACTGGTGAAACAACAGGATCATTTAATTTATCACTACCTGTGGCCTCTGATTTTGCCAATGCTAAAGATTTATTCGGTATTGTATCTCACAATGCCGATTCTACTGAATTAGTATCATGGGACCTTAGTGCCGATACGGTTAATGACAAGTGCTCGGTTAATTTAGAGAGCACATCAACTGCATACGGGTATCAATACATTTACATTGTAGCACAATACTTAGTATTATAATGAGATCCACCTCCAAGCTTGGACTTGATATCATAAAGAAGCATGAGGGGCTAAGGCTTAATGCCTACCTATGTCCTGCTGCTGTGGTAACCATTGGCTACGGAAACACCCGATATCCTGATGGTAGCAAGGTAAAGATGGGAGATAAATTGGACAATGAGCAAGAAGCCACATCACTCTTATTGGCTGCCATGAAGTCCTTTGAGGATGCAGTAAATAGGCACCTACCTAATATTAACCAGTGCCAATTCGATGCCTTAGTCTCATTCTGCTACAATGTAGGAACAGGGGCCTTTATTAAATCGACACTTCTAAAAAAGGCTAAGGCCAATCCTGCTGATCCATCCATTGTGGATGAGTTTAATAAATGGGTCAGGGGCGGTGGCAAGGTGCTGCCTGGACTGGTGACCAGGAGAAGAGAAGAGGCCAAGCTGTACTTCTCACTTTGTAAATAATTGGTACTATTTATACCAACAATGGCCAGTCCTTTGTCGTAAATTGGACCATGACCAGGCGAACTAATAAAGCTAAAAGGATTTACAATATCATCTTAAAGCACTGGAAAGCTACGGTGGGCAGTTTGGTAATACTGATATCCGTTTTTTTACTGATCCTTAAGAAGATTGAAGTGGAGACTTTGGCCGCTATTGTGGCAGCTCTATTGGCAGCGGGATATTTACCTAAAGCACCAGACAATGATACCAACTGACACCATACAATGCACCAATCCGGGCCACTGTAAGAATCATCCAGTGGTACAAGTAATTGAGATGCCAATTATTGCCGATACTGTGGCCGCAATTGAGGTGGACAGTGTCCCAGTTGATATTGTTGCACCCATTGTTGATAAGGTCATCCACACATCTATTGACACAATAAGACCTGCTGATGTATCTTTAATAAGTGAATCAACGTACAGCCCCGTAATTATTCACCAAGTAAGAAATCATCCAGAAATTGAGCAGCCTATGAACTTTGATTTACTTATAAACTCTCTTTTGTTCAGCTTTATGCTGGTTTTGAGTGCCAAATATGTGCTCACTTGTGGGCCATCTTGGGCCTCATTATTTCGAGAGCTTAAGCAAGAATTGTCCTAAAAGTTCAAAGGGCTTAATTATCTTTGTGGTATGGCAAGCCTGCACATCCTTGACTCATCAATTGATCTGTTCTATGTGATCACTGATGCTGATGGCCGTATAGTGGCATCTAATGACTTATTCAAAGAGTACAGCAGCCACATCAAGCCTGCTAACTTTTTGGACATTGCAGCCGATGACAGCGATAAAGATGAGCTGATAAGGTCAATCAAGAAGGCCACTAAGAACTCACCCGATCCGGTTCGGGTGTATGCCAAAACAAAACAAAAGATTGGATCAGAGAGGTACAATATGTGGAATGTTTACTCCATCTTAGACAGCCTGCACTTTATCGGGATTCAGCTTGTGGATGTAACTTCCATCTCGGCTCATGAGCACGAGAGGCAAAAGGTATTATTGGAGGAGTTCAGATTCATGTTAAGCCATGAGCTGAGGCAGCCATTGACATCTATTGGTGGACTGGTCCGGATGCTGCTTGATCACCCGGAAGCCACCGAGCAAGAGAAGAGTGGCATCATGATTATGATTGCAAACTCAGTGGATAGGCTTGATGAGGTGGTAAAATTGTTGGTTAAGAAAGCAACACGACAAATTTAATATCTTTGAGGTATGAATGAGCCTATTAATCATTTGCCAACTAATGACCAGGAATGTGATGAGAGATTGATCCGGGTGCTGATTGGGTACGTGATTGAGAAGGGTATGCCACTAAATGTGGTGAGTCAAATTCTTATGGATAATTTAAGGGATAAATCATCTTATTTGATTAGATTTAATCAAATTATGAGCCATGTCCAAGACCTATCAATTTGACTCTTTAAAGCACCATGCCATCTATGGTGTGGTAATTCTGATTTTACTGCTATTTAGTTTCAAATCTTGCCGATATGAGCAGACCGCACTGTCCGATCTGGAAACCATGATTGAATACAATGGCCAATTGGTGAGTCGAATTGCCAAGGACTCAGCCACACTGGTGAGCCAGGCGGTAAAGATTGTGCAATCTGAGAAGCTTGAGGCTGCCCTGACTAAGGAGATCAAAGACATGGAGATGTACAAACCAACTGAGGTGGTGAAGTACCGAACTAAAACAGTGGTAAAAACTGAGATTCAACTGGCCGAGCCGGTGTACATCGACTCCTTTCCTCATCTTAAACTACCAAGGCCATTCTATAAGAAAGATAAACACTATACAATGGGGGGCGAGATTAACCGATTAGGAAGGCTCCAAATTGACTCTTTAATTATTCCGACATCTTACACCATTGCCATCGGAGATACGATCAGAAAGGGCCTAATAAACAAATTATTTAAAGTGTCCGATCCGGTGGTAAGAATAAAGGTGGACAATCCCAATGTGCAGATCACATCCATGAGTAATTTTGTGGTAAGGAAGCCGCCAAAGTGGTACCAAACGACTGGTTTTAAGATTGGAATTGGGGCCCTGATTGGTTTCGGATTGGCAGTGGCCGCACCTTAAATTAAAATTATTGTGCTGATTATTAATTGTTTGTAGATTGTTAATAGATTTTACTTGACAAAATCAAAAGTATTATCATACATTTGTCAAACAAATTCAAACACACAAATCTAAAGCACCATGAACACAATCACACAAATTATTGCAGCGACCTCAACAGGAGTAAATTTAATCTGGAATGAATCTCAGAATGACTGGGTATCTTATGAGCAAGAAGTGCCAAACACTGATGAGTCAGAATTGCAATACGCAATTGCCAAGGCTGCTCAATATTCAGCAATCACCAAAGTATGGATTGAGACAGTTCAATTTTCGTAATTTCTAAACACACAAAATCATGACAAAAGCAGTAACATTATTCAAGAATTTGGAGGGCACTGAGTTCTTCCATTATGATCACCTCGCAGGGGTATTGACAATAATTATCAATGATGGTCCTCGCAAGGGCATCATGGTGCGGTATGATTCTAAATCAGCACAGCTCGCAAGACAATTCAACAGAGAGCAAGAACATGGGGTGCCTTACGACATTCGCATCTTTAACCCTTGCACCATCGAAGAGTTCCACCATGCCTACACCTTTGCAGTGGAGGCTGTTCACCAAGGCGTACTTGAGGCCTTACAATCGTAATCTTTTAATCCTTTATATTTATGAAAGCTCCAATCAGCACCGGTAGCACCGGTACAAAACAGCTCGCACCAGAAGGGACGCACGTAGCACGTTGCATCCAGATCATTGACAAGGGTACCACCTTTGACGAGAAGTGGCAGAACCGAAAACGCAAAGTACAATTTGTATTTGAGCTGCCCAATGAATTAACCGTATTCGCAGAGGACAAAGGTGAGCAGCCATTCATTGCCAAGACAATCATGAATTTATCTATGGGCGAAAAGGCCATCATGAGAAAATTCATCGAGGCGTGGATCGGCAAAAAAATGAATGACAAGCAGGCCTCCGATCTTGACCTGTTCAAGTTAATCAGCAAGCCTGCCATGATTAACCTGTCTCATAATACCTTAGCCGATGGCCGCACCTTTGTAAACATCATGAGCATATCACCACTGCCCAAAGGCATGGAGTGCCCGGATCAGATTAATGAGGCCATCTGCTATGACACCACCGAGCACGATGAGGAGGTATTCAATAAGCTGCCATCATTCATTCAAGAGGACATCTGCAAATCTGATGAGTGGGCTGCCCGATTAAATGCAGCCACTAAGGTGACACCGGCACAGCACTTTGGTACTGGACTGGCTAATAATGTGGTGCCTGCTGAGGTACCAAAGGTGGGCAGTCCTTATGTGAG